TACCATAAGCTTCCATCAACCCAGACGAAAACTCATCGTTGCTGTTGACGTTATTAATTGGCTTCTGATATTTCATCGTTTAGTAGGGACGTTCTTCTCGTATTATTTATAGATCTAATATTCTTAATCCACTCTCGGAACATCTCACCATCCTCAGAAATAACAATTGCATAATTACCACCTACCCTATGGATGTGTCCCTTGTCTCCTGTGCGTGAAGACATAACAGCATCACCTTCACGAAAGACAAGTTGCTGTCTTTGTTGTTGGCGTAGTGCTTCCTCACGTAGTTTTTTGAAATCTTTCATGGATTCATTCCTAAAGTATCTTGTAAGTTAAACGCATTATTCTTGGATCTCAAATCAACCCACTTCTTATATCTACTCATATTAACAGTAGAGATAAACTTATACTCCAATTCCATTCCACTAGTAGATGTTTTTTCATACATCACAGAATAGAGAATTTGTTTTTTACTTAACACATTATCATAAAACAATTTCCAAAAATTTATTCTACTAGATCCATCATTCTTTGAAGTTTTTACCACAGCTTTCTCACAAAGATAACCAAAATTGTTTAGTGCAAAAGGATATCTCTTTTCAGATAAATCATGATCTTCGGACACTTCATAAGCTACTTTAGTTATAGAACCTTTTTTTGAAAAAAATTCAATCTTCTTTGAAATTACATTCCTCTCAGCAAAATCAATATACTTTCTCTTTTGAGATGGATTATTGTGCGGAATATTGTAAGCAATTAATAGCTTAACATACTTCAATTCTTCGTCAGTTAAATTAAAGATACCATCTATTGGAACATGTCTTTCCGAAACAGATGAAGTATGAATTTTGCTATCTACTTTCTTTAGTATAGTTTTAAGCGTTTGTAGATTCAATCCTATGGGAACTTCTAAAACAGATTTAAAATCTCTCCAAGTTGCTGAAGCAAACTTACCATCATTCAACAAATTATACAATGCCCTGATGGGATACAACGTAGTTCTACCTCCTCCCTTTGAACTATATTCTAAAGCAGTTTTAGATATAATTTTCTGTCCAATAGCACTCTTGGATCCTTTCATTTTAGATGTCAGTCCATCAAACCATTGCTGAACTTCTTCCTCATCATCAAACACAGTATGAAATTTTACTGTCGCTGGGTTTGAGGATAATCTAGATTTAACACTAACTTTAATACTATTGTTTCTATTGTAATAAACTTCATAATCCATCAATGCTTCGTTGGCAGATTTTGGAAGGAAGATACGAATATACGATGGGTCTATTGCGCTAATCTGCTCATCATTCCATCCAAGATTTTGTTTCAGGAATGAAGTATTTCTCATCTCAATATTTCTTGCCAACTTTAACGGAGAAAGAACTTCAAACAATTCGGAACTAAAATCAGAAGCTCCCACACTAGGAACTTTCAAATTAGTATTGCCGTAGGCATGTTCAAGAGCATCAAGAAAAGTTTTCTTGGATGCTACTGATATCTTTTGAATGTTGATATATTTTTGAACAAGCAACTTAAAGTTTCTACTGCTCAATTTATTGCCGAGCAATCTTGGAACTTGTTTTGGTTTGAATTTCTTAAATGGCGTCTCGTTAGTTTCTGCTTTATCCGAAGTTGATTTCAAAAATAATCTAAGTATTACAGAGATATCTTTTTTTTCCTTTTTTCCTGTTTTTCTATTCAACACCATCTTGTCATATTTTATTTGAATTTCAATTCTTGGTTTGCCACCATTAGACTGAGAATTGAATGTCACATATCCATTCTTCAATCCATACTTCATCAAATTAGAATATGACTTTATCTTTTGAATAAGTTTAGTAATAAACTGTGCTCTAATAGATCTAGCTCTAAGATCAGGAACAGACCCATCATCAACATACAGTTTATATTCTACTGGAGTAGGTTTATTAATCTTCACTCCATTAAAATGCTGGTTAAATTCAGAACCCTGAATATATCCACCACGCTTATTGATTGGAATTTTAGCACCAGTATCATCTAGGGAGAACTTAAATCCAGAATTGGTTTCATACATCTCATTAAAAACTTCACCAGACAAATGCTCAATAGCATGAATGGTGTAGATAAATCTAGAAAACTTTGAAGATAGATTGTTTTTTAATTTTTCGTCTAGTTGTGCTCTGGATATTATCATGACATCCCCGACAATACAGTATCTATATACATCTCAACAAATTCATCATCTCGCTTTACGCTGTCTGGCAATCCACTCTTGATAGTTTTTACATCACCATCAACAGCCGCCTGCCTCATTTTACTTGCAGACATACCAGAAACATCATCAGCATCTGGATCACGCTGACCAGCACTCTTTATCTCAACAGTATTCATGTTATAGTCTTTTCCATTATATTTTTTGATGAACTGGAAGGCAGGGACACGATCAGAACCCACTACAAAGATAGCATCTGTATATCCCTTTCCTTCCAACCACTTCAAAGCTTTGATAGCATCACGAATAGTTTCATCTAAGATAACGTTATCCTTATGAGAAGGAAACATCATCTTCATGAAAGATACTTTTTGAGCAGCAGTCAAAGGGTTCTTTCCTTTTTTGTCTACAGTATGACTAGGGAACACGTAGTAGTCATTACCAGCAGCATACTCCTTAACTTTATTTATTAGTAACTCATGTCCCGTGGTAGGAGGATTGAACCTACCAAACGTGAATACAGCAACCTTAGCGCCATCACCAGCAGGAGGACGCCAAGACTTCTCCAACGTAAAGTTGGCACGAGAGAACTCAAGACGATCAACGATCTTGACTGCCTTGCCATCAACGATAGCAACGAAACCTTCAGGCTTCGTCACCACAAAGTTGTCACCGCTACGAAGGAATACTTTAGTGTCGCTGAGACCAGCAAGCTTCAGGTTGATGAGGTTCTTGGCATTCGTGAAAGAGTTATACATCACGATGAATGCCTTGAATGCTCGCTTATTATCTTCTAGGTAAGATATACCATTAGCGAGAGTGTCACGATACTGTGCCTTAGACTTCTCAGTTTTCAGACTCTCTACCTTCTCAACCAGAGACTTCTCAAACGCTTTGGTAAAACCGCTGATGAAAGCATTCACGTTTGTGATAGTCTTACCTTCTTTTACATAAGAGTTTGTAAAACGCTTCATCGTATAACCAAGAGTAAATTGCTTGGTTGCGTTATGTGCAATCAGTTCTAAGAACTCTTTAGCAGTAGAAGCATTACGATCAACAACAGAAACAACAGCTTTTAAAATACGCTCTTCGGAAGTGGTAAGACCAGAATTTGCACTAATATTATCTACAGTAGCAGTTGCCAGAAATACATTACGAGTGGATTTCAGGCGAAACTGGTCAACACCAAACCCAGCAGACAACGTATTGACTGGACCAGTACCGCTGTAATACGTGTGAAATACAGCACCGATCTTAGCGGTATTGACTGCTTTGCCCAGATCGCTATCTACAGGCCAAGCATACGTCAGAGTGTTAGGAGTAGCAGTATAGAAACGATCACCATCAATATTTTTAGTTTGAACATCCTCATCAGTAAAGAGAAGATCTCCCTGTATAACTCCGTTGATCTTCAGTTCAGGAAAATACTTCAAACAATACTTTAGTTTCTTAGCGAGGTCAGGGATCTCGCCATGGTTCTTATCAATATCTTCTTCAGTAAAATTTACTTTAGGTTCTTTTTTATTAAATACAGACTTAGTACCAACAAAGAAATTGCCGCTCTCTGGGTCAATGCCACAAACCACAGCAGGAGCTCCATCCCATTTGGTAGTCACCTTGATATTGCCTGCAGGGCGACCGCCAAGCTCGTCTATAAATCCTTGTATGAGGTCTCTAGAAGCAACATAACCATTATATCCATAGTTGATCAACTCGTCTTCAAGGTGCTCCAGGTGCTTGTTCTGGGTTGCCATCTACAGAAAAAGGGGGACACCCTTATTTAGGTTCCCCCATATCATAGCACATCACTTGATGCTGTCAAGGTAATCTTTCTCAGTCTGATACGGGTGGGTCTTGCCTGTCTTGAGTTCCCATGCGTAGATAAGATCTGGGATCAACCACTGGTCCACCCGATAGCAATACTTCCAGTTGACAGGTTGAATACAATTCATCACAACAACTTGGAAGAATGCTACTAGGTGGATCCAGAAACTATACATCGTTGTTCAGTCATTTTGCGTCTTCTTATTAAATCCAAATGGAGAGAGTTTATCTTCTAAAGCTAGTTTTAGAGCAACTCCACCAATTGCTTCCATAACCTTGAGGACTTGCTCTGGTTTGGCATCTTCCCCAAGTTCTTTAGCGATGTACCAATACTTAGGCCAAAATGTTTCTCCTGCCTTTTTGTAATCTTCTAGTGTAAGAATTTTCATCGGTCACCTACCTGACGATTTTCAGAATAATAAGAGTCAAATGTTCCTTCAGGATAACGCTTGGACAACTTACGGATATTAGTATCTAGAACTTCTTCCATGCTAATCTCAAGCGCTTGGGTTGCTTGTGCAGCATACCACATAATATCACCAAGTTCAATAATCAAATGCTCTCGGTTATCTTCGTTCCAAGGTTTACCTTGAAAAATCATTTTCTTAATAATCTCAAGGAACTCACCACCTTCAGCATTAATCCCAACGCCAGCAGTAAGGAGACGCTCAATATTGGCACCCTTACGATCCAACTCGCCAATACGATCAGCGAAGTCAACAAAGTTTGTTGAAGTATTTGAAGTAACTTGTCCAACAAATTCTTCATATTTATTAAAATCAATCATACGTTCCATTCAGTAAATTTAGATAATCGGTTTTGTGTTTCAGCGAACTGAGAGAATTGTTCTCCCACATCGTCATTGTCGATGCTGATTTCGGAAGCATCATCCGCTACATCATACAGCTTCATTTTTGATCTGTCAATTCCCACCATGAATTTTCGTGAGGCAGCGGTTTCATTGTATCTGTTTTTAAGTTGTTTGACCATGATGCGACCTTGTTGTTCCAACTCCTCAGTAGAGATAAGGGCAAACATAAGATCAGCAGTGGCAGGCAAACCAAAAGACTCAGAAGTATCGGTAAGATCAGGATCAGAATTACCAAAGCCGCTGCGAGTAGTTTGAGTAGCTGAGACAATAGGAACATTACATTCCACAGCAAGACCGCGAAGCTCCTCAGCAATCGCCTTGACATACGTGTAAGAATTAACAATCGCACCTTTATACCTCGCACTAGCACATATATTAAGATAGTCCACAAAAATAATGTCAGGTTTGAAATCTTTCTTCAAAGAAAGATCACTCAAGAGCGCTTTGAAGTGTCCTGCATGGGCAGACGCTGTAGGGTATTCTTTGATAATAAGTTTTCCCTGAGTTTTTCTAGCGATCTCTTGTACCTTAGAAGTGAAGAGAACTTCAGGTAGTTCAATAATATCATTAACATTTACATTCAGAAGGTTTGCGTCAATTCGCTCAGCAATTTTTTCTTCTGCCATTTCACATGTAATGTAGAGAACGTTGTAGTTCTGAGTGAGCGCGGCAGCAGCCGCATGGCACATGAATAAAGATTTGCCGACACCTGGACCAGCAAGAGCGACATTGAGAGTCTTGTTAGAGAGACCACCTTTTGTGATAAAATTAAACTTTTCCAAATCAAAGGGAATCTTATCTTCTTTTCTATGGTAGAAATCATATCTATCTTCTGCTTGTTCAATGTAATCGTGTCCTATGTGTTCATCAAAAGATACTGCTAGTGCTTCTTGTAGAATGCTTGGTATCGCATCTTTTGATAGTTTTTTATCACCTCCATCTGCGATCTTGATAGATTGCATGAGGGCAAGGTATATAGCTCTGTCTTGACACCATTTTTCTGTGGCGTCAAGGAGCCATTCATAGTCAACCCATTGGTCTGAAAGTCCTTGTATTGTCTGTAACGAATCTTTGTATGTTTCGTCAGTAAGGTCATTACGATTTTGGATGTTAATCGCCAAGACTTCTTGAGTAGGTATTTTGTCATACTTACTAGCGAAGTCAGCAATCTCTTCAAAGATAATTTTTTCATGATATTCTTGGAAATAATTTGCTTTCAAAAATGGAACTACTTTGCGGTAATACTCCTCAGTAAAGAGAAGATTACGAAGAATAGTTTGCTCAATACGC